CGCAGCCCGACCGAGAGCTGGGCCTGCTGCATCTCCTGCTTCTGGGCCGCGAGGCTCTGCTGCATGGCCTGGGTGGCCGCCTGGTGGGCCGCGGTCGCGTTCCCGATCGCTGCCTGCTCGACCTGTTGGGCCTGCGCGAGAGCTGCCTGCTGCTGCTGGGCCCCGGCGGCGACCTGCTGCTGCAGCTGCTCGGCCTGCTGCTGGGCCATCTGCTGGGCCTGTTGGGCCTGGGCGAGCTGTGCCGAGGCGGCGTCGAACTTCTCCTTGTAGAAGGCCTGCTCGCGCTCGTGCTCGGCCGCCATCCCCTCCTGCTCGCGCTGCAGGTACGCGGCGGTCTCGGGATCGGCCGTGGGCGGGCCCTGGGGGGCGAGGCCCTGCGGCTCTTCTTCCTCGGGCGCGACCGGGAGGCCCGCCCCGGACGCGGACGCCATGCCCTCGAGGGCCTGCTTGAAGATCGAGGCGTACTTCTTCTCGAACGCGTGCGCGTCGAGCTCCTGTCCGGCCATCCGGCCTGCCTTGCCGGTGAGGTGTTGCCCGAGCGCCGCGCCCCCGAGGGTGCCGGCGAGCTCGAGCGCGGGACCGTGCCCGTGCGTGAGGTGATGACCCGCCGCGCCGCCCCCGGCCGCGCCCGCGACCCGGCCGATGAGGTCGCCGACGCGCTCCCCGCGGGTGTGCTTGTCGGACGTGAACCCGCTCGAGAGGTTCGCGATCGCGCGAGCTCGGCCGCTCTCCACCTGCTCGGCGTCGTCTTTGGCGAGTTTCTGGAGCGCGGCCGTGAAGCGGCTGCCGACCTTGCCCATCCCGGTGTCACCCGCCGCCGGACCTGCCGGGGGCGGGGGCGGGGGGGCGGCCTGCTGCTTGCCCATCGCGGTCGCGGGCAGGGGAGACATGTCGGAACACTTCTCCTTCACGGCCGCCTTCTTCTTCTTGCCCTTACCGACGACCTTGTCCCGAAGCGCCGAGTACCCCCGACCCGCCCCGGCACCGGCCAGAAAGGAGGCGGGCAGCTCGAGGGTGTGGATGGCCCCCGCGAACTGGGGGTACTTCTCGGCAAGCGCATGAGCGGCGACGTCCGTCATGCCGCCGGTCGCAAACCCGGAGACAGTACCGCCGAGGCGTGCGTTCTCCTTGGCACCGGTGTGTCCACCAAGCGCGCCGATGAAGGCACCAGCCAGCTTCGGGTCCGGGGACGGGGACGTCTCGGGGGCGCTCGGGGGTGCGGCGGGCTGCTCGGCCGACATCGGCTGCCCGGCGTGTGCGGACAAGACCGCCTGGTTGGCCTCGTGGGGCATCAGGGCCCAAAGCTCGTCGAGGTGCTCCTGCTCTTTCGTCAGGTACTCCTCGATCTTGAACTTCATCGGGTTCTCGTCGCCGACGAGCTTACGGAGATCCCGCCACGCCTGGATGCCGTCCTGCTCCATCCGGACCATCGCGCGGACGATCTCGGTCGCGTCCGTGGCGGCCATCGGGGCCGGGATGTCCGGGACCGAGATCGGGCCCCCGAGGACGCCCATCCGGCGGAGAAGGAAGTCGGCGTGCTCGGTCTCATCGTCGGCGTGCTGCTCGAACTCCGCCGCGATCGAGTGGTGGGCCATGTCCCGCAGGGAGTTCGCGTAGACCATGTAGGCGTACTGGGCCTTGAGCTCGAGCTGCACCTGCTTGGCCATGTGGGCCAGGACTTGTTCGACCGGGACCGCGAACTCCCCCTCGAGCTGACCGGTTTCATCCGGGGCATGCTGGTCCACCGGACCGGGCGCGGCTTCGTCGGCAGTCTTCTCGAACGACCGAAGGTTGATGAAGAACCGCGCGGCCTCGTGGAGGGGGATGCCTTCTGCGAGCTTGTCGAACATGGTCTTCACTCCTTCACGAGAAGAACGTAGTGGCCGTCCGCGAAGAACGTCTGGACCCAGTGGGGCGCGACCGCGGCCGCGTTGCCGGGCGGATAGCTGTAGATGAAGCTCGTCATCCCGGAGGCGTCTCCCCCGAGGGACGGGAGGGCCGTGCTCGCGGCCGTGATCGCGACCCCGAGGGACGGCGTGGTCTCGATGAGAACCGTCTCCTTGCCGTCCGCGTAGACCTTCAGGCCCGCGACCGCGGCCTCGACCTGGGTCTTGAACTCCGTGAAGGTGAGCGCGTACGCGTTCGTGCCCGGCGTGAAGGTCACGGTGGCGGCGGCAGGCAGCGTGAACACGAGGGTCTTGCCGATCAGGTGATCGTACCCCCGGCTGGGGTCATGGCCGAGGCGGAGCTCGCCATTCAGCTTGCCGGAGAGCTTCGAGAGCTCCTGGAACTTGTAGGTCTTGTAGACGGACATGGGGACCTCAGGTGGGCGCCAGAGGCGCGCTTGTAATGTTACGTGAACCGCAGTCCGAACAACAGAGGACCACACCCTTCCCGTGCCGTCCCTGCCGCAACTGCAGGTTGTCGGGGTGATTGTTTTTCTTGTCGCCGTCGATGTGATGAACGGTCTCGTGGTCGAGCAATAGCCTGCCCAGCCGACGAGCTAGCACGAGCCTGTGCTCAGACGCGTAGGAGGCCCCCTCGGCTTTCTTGGTCGCCATCGAGAAGAAGGGGTCGTCCTCGTAAACGCGCGCCAACACGTAGCCCGAAGAGCTCACCGTACGACCACCGGCCCAACCGACGTGGTCCTCTCCCCGTTGGAAGCCAGCGGGTCGTAGCTCGACACCGGCCGTACGGAGACGTCTGACGACGGTATCCACGCTGACCTTGAACTCCGCCGCCAGAAACTCCGTACTGGCTCCTTCTCGATAGCCCGTGATCAACGAGGCCATATCGCTAGCCGAAAAGGCGCAACGGGAGAGCTGGCTGCCACGTCGTCTACCGCGCTTGAGCGCCACACCAGAAGCGCGTAGGGCAGCACGCACCACAGGGGCTTGGCCGCCAATCGCATGCGCGATCTCCAACGTGTTCTTCCCCTGATGATGCAGCGTCAAGGTGCACTCCACCTGGTCGTTCGTTAGCACGGTTCGTCTAGTCATCCGACACAGGTAGCACGCTAGCTACGTTGGATCAAAACGCTGCGTAGGTCGCGTTCACACTCCATAGCTCGGAGTGTACCCCGGAGTTCTGTGAGCCCAAGATGCTGCCGATGTTGAAGGCGACCTTCACGCGTTGCTTCATCTGCTCGGTCGTGGCCTTGAAGTACTGCAGCCAGTTCATCAGCATCGGGGTCTTGTCGTTGACCCCGACCGTGATGCCACCGTTCGAGTAGTTGAGGTGGTTGCGCGTCTGGAGAAGCCCGACCGACTCGATGACGGTGATGACCGTCATCCGGAGCAAGAGGGAGTGCTGCTGGGAGCCGAGCAGACCCTCGAGGGTGAAGTTGCCGATGAAGGGCGGCGTCCCGTTGAAGTCCGCCAGGGCATCCATGACCGCCCAGGCGATCTGCCGGTCGCTCGACTCCTCGCCGGCGACCAGCCGGTTGAGCTCCGGGAAGTCCCGCATGTACAGCCGGGTCATCTGAACGAAGTCCCTGAAGGGCTGGGACATGCCGGGGATCCCCTGGAGGGTGCTGGACATCAGGACTTTCTACGGATCCGGAGAGCCGGGATCGGGATCTCGGTGGGCGGGAGCGCCTGCTGGGCGCGCTCGCGGGCGAGGACGTAGCTCGGGGGCATGGCGTCGACCGCCAGGGCCCCGACGGCTACGTAGTGCTGGGCGTCCCGGCGGCTCAACTCATCGTCCGAGACTTCCACGGAGGACCCGGGCTCGATGAGGTGCATCCTCACCGCGAGGGTCATGTTCACGAGACCACGGCTCTTCAGCTCCGGGGTCTCGATGTCGGTGAGGTTGAAGCACCTCATCGACCGGCCTTGCGCTTACCCGACTTCTGGGTCCCGGGGGTGACCTCGGGTTCCTGGTCGTCCGAGGACTCGTCCCCGGGGGGCTCGGGGGTCAGGACGTCGACCTCGGCCTCCAGGGAAGCCGCCGAGGGCGCGACCGGCATCTCGAAGTCTTTCGGGGGAGGAAGGTCGCCGGCGAAGCGCGGAATGACCTCGCCTCCGGCCTTGTCGTTCGCGGCGGAGTCGAGGGCCGGGGTCGGACGCGGACTCTCGGGGACCGATGGCGAGACCTCCATGGTCAGGAGATCGACCATGTGGCCGTCGACGGTCGTCACGTAGACGAGTCCCTGCTCCTGCTTTTCCTGGAGCTCTTCGAGGTGCTCCTGCAGCTGCAGGTCCGAGACCTCGAGGGGCCGGCCGCGGATCAGCCGAAGCTCTGCCTTGCAGACGTACTGCTTGTGGCCCCCGTGCTGGGGCATCTGGGAACGCAGGCTGCGGTTGTGGATTGCCCGCGAGCCGTTGTGGATCTGGTAGTTCATGGTGTGACCTCCGCAGAGATACTAAAGCAAAAGGCGCCGGCGCCTGGACCTTCGGCACCGACGCCTTCCGCTCGCACGCCTGGTGACCGCTGGGTCAGTACTGCGAGACCTGCGGGAAGCGAAGACCCGAATCGACCCGGTTGTTGACGGCGCCGATGGCGTCCTCGCTGACCGGGATGAAGTTCGAGAGCATGGTCTGCGCGTCGGTCATGGGGTTCGCGTCGGCCGAGTAGAGCTCGAGCTTGCGGACCGCCGCGATGTTGATGAGCCCCATCCCGATGTCTTCCCAGGCCTGGAAGGTGATCAGGTTGGCGATCTTGTCGATGTAGAACTTCGTGTTGTTCAGGACGTAGAACTTCCCGAAGAACTCCGGCTTGGTGAAGCAGTAGATGTTGCCCGGGCGAAGGATGTCCGTCTTGATCGTGCGGATGTACGCACGGCCGAGAAGGGTGTTGTACTTGTAGCCGTCGACGGTGGTCTCCGACTGGATGCGATCGCCGAAGTCCTCGACGGTCCACTGGAGCACATCGTCCCAGTCGACTTCGGTCATCAGCAGGCGCTCGGCGCGAAGGCGGTTGCCGTCGAGGAGCTTGAAGAGGTTCACGAGGTCGGGGCGCTGGAGGGGGCGCACCGTCGCGTCGCTGCCCGATGCCGTGCGGGCGAGCTCGCCCTTGCGGACCGAGAACTCGACCGTGGTCCCGATGGTGACGCGGTTGAGCGCCTTCGAGGTCACGTTCGCTTCCACCTGAAGCGCCTGGACGGCCGCCTCGATGTGGATCGTGAACTCGCGGTCCTCGATCTCCTGGATGTCCTTCACCGAGTTCTCCTCGATGATCTTGGTGATGGGCATCTCGTACGCCAGGAGCTCCTGCTCGGTCTTCTGGAAGACCTCGCTGGAGATCGTGAAGAACGCGATCTCGGCCTTGGGGCCGCGGATGAAGCGGGCCGTCGGCTGCCCCCGGAAGGTGATCGACATGGCGCGCGAACGCGGCTCCACATCGACGATCTTCACGAGGGTGTCGTGGTTGACCGAGCGCTGGCAATCGGCTCGGGTGACCTGCTCGGGCGGCAGGATCTTGCGGGCGAAGCTGACCTCACGGAGGCGGTCGCGGATGTAGGAACCGCCGTACTCGGCGATTTTTTCCTTACCCTCGGCCGACCCGAGCTTGGTCGCGAACATCTCGTTCAAAACTCGTGCGGGAACCATTTTGTCGATCTCCTTCTTCTTCGCTCGGGTGGGATCAGGTCGCGCCGTTACGAACGGCCCAACCGGACATGAACTGCAGCATTCCGCCGTTGGCGGCGGGAAGCCGCGTCACGTAGCCCACGATGGGCGCGTTGTCGCTGTAGAGGGCGCCGACGAGGCCCACGTACTTGCGGGACCCGAGCACGATCGTCGCGACCTTGACGGGCTGGAGCATCGAGGCGATGGGGCCGCCCGAGCCGATGGTGACGCCGGCGTCGAAGATGCGCGTCTTGAACTCGTACTGGCCGAGGAAGAGCACGGGCATCTTGCGCTCCGACAGGGCTTGCACGTCGTAGCGGCCACGCTCGGCGAAGAGCGGGAACGAGACGAGGAGGGCAGGATCGCCCGTGACCGTGACGTCCGACGCACGGACGAGCTTCCCGTTCGTGGGACCCACGG